GCTGGTCAAGGATGGCGTGGAGAAGGCCAAGCCTGAGCACTTCACCCAGATGCAGGTGTACATGCAAGGCACTGGCATTGACCGTGCGCTGTATGTCGCCATCTGCAAGGACGATGACCGCATCCATACCGAGCGCGTGAAGTTTGACAAGGAGGTTTCAGAGAAAGCGGTGCGCCGAGGTCACTACATTGCACTGGCCGAGCGTATGCCAGCCCCGATCAGCACTGACCCAAGCTGGTATCAGTGCAAGTTCTGCGATGCGTACAAGTTCTGCCACGAAACGAAGACCACCAAGCATGTCAATTGCCGCACCTGTGCCAACGCCACGCCAATGCCTAATAGCACTTGGCACTGCGCCAAGTGGAACGATGTGATCCCAGTTGACTCACAGCACAAGGGTTGCGAGAGCCATGTGCTGCACCCCGACCTAGTGCCGTGGCAACGCAAGGACGGGCCGGACGAGTTTACTGCGGTGTACGAGATCAATGGCGTCAACATGGCAAACGGTGACCCAGCGCAAGAGGGCGTCTGGGGTAGCACGGAATTGCTGGCTAATGCCGAGGCTTGCGCTAGTGGTGATCCTTTGATTGCTGAGATGCGGCAGGTTTGGGATGCAAGGATAGTTGGCTGATGCTCCGTGACTACCAACAACGCACCATAGACCAGCTTTACGCATGGTTTGAGGAGGGCGGTAAGGGCAATCCTTGTCTGGTGCTGCCCACCGGATCAGGCAAGAGTCACATTGTGGCTGCGCTATGCAAGGACGCTTTGCAGAACTGGCCTGAGACTCGGGTGCTGATGCTCACGCACGTCAAAGAATTGATTGAGCAGAACGCTGAGAAGATGCGCCAGCACTGGCCTGGCGCTCCGATGGGCATCTACAGCGCAAGCATTGGCCGCAAGGACTTGGGTGAGCCAATCACCTTTGCTGGTATCCAGTCGGTGCGTACCAAGGCCAAGCAGTTAGGCCACACTGATCTGGTGATCATTGACGAGTGCCACTTGGTCAACCACAAGGACGAGGGCGGCTACCGCACGCTGCTGGAGCAGCTCAAGGCCATCAACCCTGCGCTGCGGGTGGTGGGATTGACGGCCACGCCTTACCGGCTGGGGCATGGCCTCATCACCGACAAGCCAGCGCTGTTTGACGCATTGATAAATCCTATCAGCATCGAGGAGTTGATTTACAAGGGCTATCTATCAACCCTGCGCTCCAAAACCACCAAGGCCAAGCTGGATGTGACTGGCGTTCATAAGCGTGGTGGTGAATTTATTGAGTCTGAGTTGCAGGCTGCGGTGGACACGGACGATCAGAACCAGAAGGTGGTGCGCGAGGTGGTGGCATTGGCCGGTGACCGCAAGGCGTGGCTAGTGTTTTGCGCTGGTGTAAAACATGCACAGCACATTGCAGAGGTTTTGCGCCAGCATGGCGTGGCTGCTGAGTGCGTGACCGGCGAGACGCCAAAGAAGGAGCGTGAGAGAATGCTGGCCGACTTCAAGGCTGGACGCTTGCGTGCGCTCACCAACGCCAATGTGCTGACCACTGGCTTTGATTACCCTGACATTGATTTAATCGCCATGCTGCGCCCGACGATGAGCGCCAGCCTGTATGTCCAGATGGCGGGTCGAGGCATGAGGGTTAAGAGCCACACCGATCACTGCTTGGTGCTGGACTTTGCTGGCGTGGTGTCTACGCACGGCCCGATCACTGCTGTCCAGCCCCCAAAAAAGGGCGGTGATGGCAATGGCGAAGCACCAGTCAAGGTTTGCAACGAATGCGGTGAGCTGTGCGCCATCTCAGCGTCTGTCTGCCCTGCTTGTGGGACTGCATTTCCAGCCCCAGAACTTAAAAAACTCAAGCTGCACGATGACGACATCATGGGGCTGGATGGCACTGACTTGGATGTGACCAGTTGGACATGGCGCAAGCACATCAGCAAGGCATCAGGCAAAGAAATGCTGGCGGTGACTTACTACGGGGGCTTGAGTGACCCAGCCATTACAGAGTACCTAGCCGTTACGCATGACGGGTACGCTGGTCAGATGGCTTTGCAAAAGCTCGTAGATATAGCAGAACGCGCTCAGATCGAGCCAGGTGGCCTCAACGTGCAGTCGTTGGAGGAGATGGCTCAGAACATGAATCAAGCGCAGCCACCAATTCATATTGAGTTCAAGCGCGATGGCAAATTTTTTAGAGTAATGAGAAGGAGATGGTATGAGACACCCTGAACCGGATTTGGTGACTGACTACAAGCGCTGGTTTGCCGCTGGCCCACCGAGGTGCTGCCACACCTGTGAGCATTACGGCGTGGATGGCCTGTGCGTAGAGTTCTTTATGCAGCCACCAGCAGAGTTTGCCAGCACCGTGGGCGAGTGCGATAAGTGGGAGGCCGAATGTCCGTTCTAGGTCGACTCACCGTTCAAGAATTGCGCTCCAGAGTTGCCTACAACTCAGAAAGTGGCGAGTTTACTTGGCTGCATTGTGATACTTGCAGGGCATCATGGAATTCAAGATTTTCTGGAAAGAAGGCACTTTGTGCGCCACACTCAAATGGCTATCTGTTTGGGGCTATTGCTGATCGCAAAATGTTTGCACATCGAGTTGCATGGGCAATGCATTACGGTTGCTGGCCCGATGGCGAGATTGACCATGTGAACCACGACAAGACAGACAACAGAATTGCCAATTTGCGTGTGGTTCAGAGAACGCAAAACGCCATGAATTTGTCAAAATCAAAGCGCAACTCATCTGGCGTGACTGGTGTTTTTAAGCATACGCAGACCATGCGATGGCAAGCGCAGATTCGCATTAATAGAAAGTCAATCCACCTTGGATCGTTTGAATCGTTTGACGATGCAATTGCAGCACGCAGAAAGGCAGAGAAACAACATGGCTTCCACGAAAACCACGGCATCTGATGCAGTACCGTCAGAACATTTTGAACAACGCGAGTTCGTGCGCTGGTTTCGCCAAGGCTACAGGGGCGTGCGTATCTTTGCCATCCCTAACGGAGGGCAGCGGAGCATAGCGACAGCAGGGCGCTTGAAGGTTGAGGGCGTATCGCCTGGCGTTCCCGACCTGTTCATTCCAGACTGGCGCTTGTGGGTGGAGATGAAGCGAGTCAAGGGCGGCAGTCTTAGCGCCGAGCAGAAGGACTGGATTGCCTATCTGGAGGGCTGTGGCTACACCTGCATGGTGGCAAAGGGGGCTGATCAGGCTAAAGAAATGGTGTTAGGGTTTGTCCCTATCAAATAATTGTTGCGTTACCGGAAACAGTGTTATAGTAGAGGCTCATTAACACAACGGAGCAAACGAAATGACAACTTCAGCCTCTTACTTTCTTTCATATGCCTGCGCTGAAACCCTTGAAGTCGGCATCATTGAATTCGATACTTACGATGAGGCGTTCACAGCCTACGGTTGTCATGAAATCTCAGGCTACTCGGTTGTGATCCGCGACATTAATATGTTTGGCGCATTGGCCGCTGAAATCCGCAAAGACAAAGGCTACGCTGATCGCCGCGCCACTGCCTAAACCAAACGGGGCTACGGCCCCAACCCAAGGAGATTACCATGAGCAAACCAAACAAAACTGTTGGCAACTGGCGTAAAGGTGTGGGCTTTACCCCGCGACCATCCAAACCGACAGATGCATTTGTCGAGTGGATGTGCGCCAACCCAAAGCGCTCTGCTGAGTTTGTGACGATTGAGAAAGCCCGCGAAGCCTTTCATGCAGAGCAATCCAAAAAGGCAGCAGCATGACCCCCACCCAACGAGTCCAAGCCCTACGCCAACGCCGAAAGGCGCTTGGCCTAACCAGAGTTGAGTTCTATCTCACCTTAGAACACGCCGCCAAAGTGCGTGGATATGTCAGTAAATTAACCAAGGAAAAAACGAAATGAAAGATACCTACTTTACTCAGCAAAACCATGATCAAGCTCGCAGCTTGGTGATCAGCTTTTTGGGCGCAGCCCTTCTGGTCTGCTCTGGCGTGATCTTTTTATTGGTTACCTTTGACGTGTTGGTGAAGTGATGATCAAGTACCTATGGACAGAGTTGAGGCTAATGTTGAAGACGGTGACGCCAGCGCAAGCAGTAGCGCATGAGTTGCTTCACGCAGAGCATGAACTGCTAGCCGCTGAATCTGGGGCTGAATATGCAAATGCGCTTATTGCGTATAACAAGAACCGGGTCAAGCGCCTGAAGGCATACTTGGCAGCGCCCGAACCCAAGGAGCCGACATGATCAGAACATGCGATGCAGGCGGCATCTGCCCACACAGGCCGCAGTGCGACCACTTCTGCCACTTCACTAATGCGGAGCTTGAGCCAGAGACGCGCAAGGTCAAGGCGTATTTGGCAGTACCCGCCGACATAGACCCAGTGCCTGATACATGGCACAAGATTGGCGCGTTCATGCTCTGGTGTATTTTTGCAGTGCTGTTGACGATCTGCTTGGCGCTGTTCTTTACTGGCATTTGGATTTGGAGTTTACTGATATGACACAAGAAGACATCATCCGCATGGCGCGGGAGGCTGGCTG